GAAGTTATTGAAACTGAAGAAATGTAAATTATTATGCCTTTATAGGGGTGTGATTAATTTTACACCCTTAAAGGTTTAAATTTTAAAAAAAATACAACAATCTATCATCGCTGCATTTGACAGCGTAAACCTTGTAGTTAAATTAAAAGCTAAGTCATCTTTAGCAGAAGATGAGCAAGGAACTATTAACAGAAACGTAGAGCACCTAAAAATTATGTTAGGTAAAGAATGGTTTGCTGAAGCATTAACAGCAGAATAATCAAGTGATATATCTGCAGCAATATAGCTACTGTGTTTAAATATAATTTAATGGAAAACATTTTGTACATTCGTAAGATCTCTATAGGATCAGACTATAAGAATTCCATGCATTACATAGTAGGTCAGAACGTCCTAGGAGGTAATTACACAATACACGAGATAGCAGAAGAAAAAAAAGGCTACAGCGTGTGGATCAAATCAAATGGGGAAATAGTTAGATGGAAGCATTTCATCGACATTCCCGTAGTAATCGAATATAATCTACTATGAATCCAAGATATGGATATTTAATTGAACCACTAGGAGAAGAATACAACAATACAAAAAACATAGCGGGAGTAGACCTTGTAGTTAATACAACTATCGAGGATGCTTCTTTTGTAAATCGTATTGGCATAGTTAAAGGATTGCCCACTACAGACAAGGATGCTGAGCTTCAAGTTGGAGATATAGTTGTAGTTCACCATAACGTATTTAGAACCTATCTAGATATGAAAGGCAGAAAGACTAAAAGCAACGAATACTTCAGAGGCAACTCATACATAGTTCCACTAGAAAGAATTTATTTATACAAAAGAAAAGATGATTGGAAAGCTCTTAAAGCGTTTTGCTTTGTTCTGCCTGTCGATTATACTCAGGATAACGCTATACTTAGAAACAAAGAAAAGGAAGACCATGTGGGACTTATAGAGGTCTCTAACAAGTATCTCGAATCAAAAGGTGTTACAAAAGGCACTAAGATTGGATTTACTAAGAATAGCGAATATGAATTCAATATAGAGGGCAAGAAGCTTTATAGAATGCAAACAAGAGATATATGCGCGACAATAACAGAAACAAGATAGAAAGGCTTATTATGGCTGGAGAACGAGCCGTAGAAGAGCTTATTAAGGTTCTGAACAGTGAGATTATAACTGATGATCCGGATAGAGATATAAGTGCTGATAGATTAAAAAATGCAGCAGCAACCAAGAAGATGGCGTTGACAGATGCTTTCGATATGCTTACTAGAATAGAACAAGAAAAAGCAAAATTAAATGGGGAGGACGAGTCTGAAACAGGTAAAGGAAAAGATACAGGATTCCAAAGCTTCGCAGAGAAGCGAGGAAGAAAATCTTGATCTAAAGCTTATACTTCCTACGCCTTCTAAAAAAAAGCATTGGGAGTACGGTTATGATAGTGAACACGACATTGTCGTTATATCTAAGGACGGCACTCTAGGAGAAGTTTACCAGATACAAAATCTAAAGATAGGACTTCCAGCTGTACAGGATAACGTACATAAAAGAAGCGATAAAAGCGCTGAACAATATTGGGAGGTAGAAAAGTATCCAAAAGAACTTTCCAGAATAAAGACTATCTTTGAGTGGAATGAGATGCCTAACGCATTTAAAAACGACTGGGTAGACTACATAGAGGATGAATTTACAAAAAGAGATGAAGGGTTTTGGTTCTATAATAAAGGGGTTCCTACTTATATCACTGGCGCTCACTACATGTACTTGCAGTGGACCAAGATTGATATTGGGCAGCCAGAGTTTAGAGAGGCAAACAGACTATTCTTCTTATTCTGGGAAGCTTGCCAGGCCGACAATAGGTGCTATGGGATGTGCTACCTTAAAAATAGGAGGTCCGGCTTCAGCTTCATGGCAAGCGGAGCAGCGGTTAATTTGGCAACAATATCTTCTGATGCTAGGTTCGGAATACTCTCCAAATCTGGAGCAGACGCTAAGAAATTGTTTACAGACAAGGTGGTACCTATATCAATCAACTATCCATTTTTCTTCAAGCCAATACAAGACGGAATGGACAGACCAAAGACGGAACTTGCGTACCGTGTCCCCGCCTCCAAGCTTACAAGAAAGTCCATCATTCAGGCAACCAATCCCCAAACTGAACTACAGGGACTTGATACGACCATCGACTGGAAGAACACCGGTGATAACTCCTACGACGGTGAAAAGCTCAGGCTTTTAATACACGATGAGAGCGGGAAGTGGCTACCTCCAGATAATATTTTAAATAACTGGCGTGTAGTTAAAACCACTTTACGACTAGGTAGAAGGATTGTTGGAAAATGCATGATGGGATCTACATCAAATGCATTAGATAAGGGTGGAGCAAACTTTAAAAAGTTATACGAGGATTCCGATGTAACAGAGAGAAACGAAAATGGTCAAACTAAAAGCGGAATGTATTCACTTTTCATCCCTATGGAGTGGAACTTTGAAGGCTATATAGATCAGTATGGCCACCCCGTATTTAGAAATTCTGAAAACCCTTCTTTTGATCCTTATGGAGACGTTATACCGGGGGGTGTTATTGATTATTGGGAGAACGAAGTTAGCTCTCTTAAAAATGATCCTGATGCTTTAAACGAATTCTATAGACAATTCCCTAGAACAGAAGGTCATGCCTTTAGAGATGAAGCAAACAATAGCTTGTTTAATCTACAAAGAATATATGAGCAAATAGACTACAACGATGGCATAGAAGGTCAAAGAGCTGTAATGCGTGGAAGCTTCTCTTGGAGAAACGGAAAGAAGGATACTGAGGTTATATGGACTCCAGACAATAGAGGGAGGTTCTTTGTGTCTTGGTTGCCTAAGCCTGAACTTAGAAATAGAGTTGTAATGAACAATGGGGTAAAATCTCCAGGTAACGAACACATTGGAGCATTCGGATGTGATAGTTATGATATATCAGGTACTGTAGGTGGTGGAGGATCTAATGGTGCTTTACATGGGGTTACTAAGTTAAACTTTGAAGGACCGTCTAATATGTTCTTTTTAGAGTACATATCAAGACCACAGACTGCCGAGTTATTCTATGAAGATGTTTTAATGGCTATGGTATTTTACGGAATGCCAATATTGGTTGAGAATAACAAACCTAGGCTTTTGTATCACTTAAAGAACAGAGGCTATAGGAAGTGGAGCATAAATAGACCAGACAAACACAAAAACGACTTATCTAAAGCCGAAAAAGAACTAGGTGGTATACCATCTTCTACTGCTGTTATATCAATACACGCAGAAGCTATTGAGTCATACATAGAGCAGAATGTAGGATATACAGAACAAGGCTCTGGAAGTATGTACTTTACAAGGACTTTATTGGATTGGGCAAACTATGATATATCAAAGAGAACCAAGTTTGATGCCACTGTTTCCTCTGGTTTAGCCCTTATGGCCAACCAAAAGTATCTGATTAAGCCTGAGAAAACTAATAAAATAATAAATGTTAACTTTGCAAAGTATAATAATAACGGTTTAGTTAGCTCAATACTTAAGTAACAATATGGATAAATCTCCAGTGAATTACGCCATTGGATTCCCTGATCAATTAGCATCTGATTCTGAGAAGTCTTCTAAGGACTATGGACTCATAGTTGGAAGGGCAATAGAGTCTGAATGGTTCAGGAAAGAAAGTGGAACTTCAAGGTTTTATAACAACCGTGATACATATCATAAATTAAGAACCTATGCAATGGGAGAGCAGTCTGTACAAAAGTACAAGAACGAGCTTTCTATTAATGGAGATATATCTTATCTAAACTTAGATTGGACTCCTGTACCTATTATACCAAAGTTTGTAGACATCGTAGTTAACGGAATGTCTAACAGACTATTTGATGTTAAGGCAGAAGCTGTTGATTCAGTATCCACAAACAAAAAAGCAAACTATAAGAATCAGATTCAAACAGAGATGCGAAATAAAGCATCGTTTGAGGAGATGGGAGCTTTGCTTGGACAAGATATGTTTGCTGGAGATCCTGATATGCTTCCAGATAGCGATGATGAGCTAGACTTACACATGCAGATTGATTACAAAGATGATATTGAGATAGCTGAAGAAAAGGTTATTGAAACTGTTATGAAGCAAAACAACTATGAGCTTATCAAAAGGCAAATAGATGAGGATGCTACAGTGTTGGGTATATCTGCTCTAAGGCACTCTTTTAATTTACATGATGGAATAAAGGTAGACTATGTAGATCCAGCTAACCTAATATGGAGCCCCACTGAGGATCCTAATTTTGAGGATTGCTACTACTTTGGTGAAGTTAAGAATGTAAACATAACTGAGCTAAAAAAAATAGACCCTAGTTTAACTACTGAAGATATAAAAGAAATATCTAAACTTGCTAGTAAGTGGGATGCTTACCAAGGAATTAGAGGCGGGTATCAGGTAGATAACTTTGATCATAACACAGCTACATTGTTGTATTTCTCTTACAAGACAGATAAAACAATTGTATATAAGAAAAAAATAACTCCTACTGGTGGAGAAAAGGTACTTAGGAAAGATGATTCATTTAATCCTCCAAAGACTGAGGAAGCAAGATTCGAAAAGCTTTCTAAAAAAATAGATGTTTGGTATGAAGGAGTTCTTGTTTTAGGAACTAACTACATACTAAAGTGGGATGTAATGAAGAATATGGTTAGACCAAAGTCTTCTATACAAAGAGTATACGCTCCTTTTGCTGTTACGGCACCTAGAATGTACAGAGGACAGATTGATTCTTTAGTTAAAAGAATGATTCCTTTTGCTGATCAAATACAATTATTACATTTAAAATTACAGCAGGTTACATCTAAGATGATGCCTGATGGTGTTTATATGGATATTGATGGGCTTTCTTCTATTAACTTAGGTAATGGAGCGTCTTATACGCCACAAGAAGCATTAAATATGTACTTCCAAACAGGATCTGTTATAGGAAGGTCTTATAATGAAGAAGGAGAATATAATCATGGTAAAATTCCTATTCAAGAGTTGACCTCTTCTGGAGCCAATGCAAAGATTTCTTCTCTTATAAACATGTATAACTACAACTTAAACCTAATACGCTCTGTAACGGGCTTAAATGAAGCGAGAGACGGTAGTACGCCAGATCCTAGTGCTTTGGTTGGAGTTCAAAAGTTAGCTGCATTAAATTCTAACACTGCTACAAGGCATGTATTGAAAGCTGGATTGTTTTTAACTCAAAGAATTGCTGAGTGTATTAGCTATAGAGTTTCTGATGTTTTAGAGTATTCTGATATGAAAGAAGACTTCGTTAAGAACATTGGAAGAAATAGCGTAGATATTTTAGATGAGATTAGCGAACTTCACTTGCATGACTTTGGAATATACATAGAGCTTCATCCAGATGAGGAAGAAAGAAATATGCTAGAGCAAAACATTCAAACTTCACTTAGTGCTGGTAAGATTGATATTGACGATGCTATTGATATTAGAGGTGTTAAGAATGTTAAGATAGCTTCTCAACTATTAAAGGTTAGAAAGAGAAGAAAAGAAAAGCTAGATCAAAAGAGACAGCAAGAGAATATTGCTTTACAGTCTGAGGCAAACCAACAAGCAGCACAAGTTGCTGAGCAAGGTAAGCAACAAACTATTATGGCTGAAGGAGAAGTTGAAGCTAAACTTATTCAGATGAAGTCTGAATATGAATTGCAGAGAATGCAAATGGAATTCCAACTTAAATCTCAGCTTATTCAATTGCAGAAAAGTATGGACGGACAAATTAAAGGTGCCGAAATACAATCTCAGTTAGGTAAAGAAAAATATAAAGAAGACAGGAAAGACGAGAGAACTGCTAAGCAGGCGACTCAACAATCGAAATTAATACAGCAAAGACAACAGGATTTAGATCCTATTGATTTCAACGGTCAAGACTCATTAGGGTCAGGACTAGAGGGTATGATAGGCATGTAATTAATGTTTGTATCTTTGTGCTAAATTAAATTTAATAATATGGAATGGAAACTTAGGGAGTTGGGTGCCGATGGTACTCCAATTGAACCAAAGCAAGAACAAGTTCAAGAAGAGCAAGTTCAAGAGCCGGTAGTTCAAGAAGAACAAGTTCAAGAACAAGTTATTCAAGAGCAACCACAACAAGAAGCGGATTTAGTGCCTGAGCAAGAGATTGTAAAGGAACTAGAGGTTTCTGAAGAGGTATTAGAAAAACCTCAACAATTTGAGTTAGACGATAGTAGTATATTGTCCTACTTAAAAGATAGACACAGCTTAGAGTTAAACTCTATAGACGATCTTAAACAAACTGAAAAACAAGAGCTATCTGAAGATGTAGAAAAGTTCTTGCAGTACAAGAAAGAAACCGGGCGTGGTTTTGATGATTTTGTTAATCTACAAAAAGATTGGACAAAAGTAAATGACGCTTCTGTTTTAACTGAGTACTACAAGGAGACTAAGCCACATCTTGACGAAGAGGATATTAATTTAATATTGTCTGAGGATTTTTCTTACGATGAAGAGCTAGATGAGCCTTCTGATATTAGAAAAAAGAAGTTAGCTTATAAAGAAGAACTATACAAGGCTAGAAACCACTTTGAGGGTTTAAAGGAAAAATACAAGGCGCCGCTTGAGTCAAGCACAACGTCTATTCCTGAAAACTATAAAGAGGCTTTTAACTTCTATAGTCAATACCAAGAGCAATCTGAACAAGAAGCTCAACTACAACAACAAAGGTCAAGTGCCTTTACCGAGAAGACAAACAGACTATTCAACGAAGAGTTCAAAGGTTTTGAATTTAATTTGGGAGATAAGAAGCAAGTCTTCAAGCCAAAAGATGTAGGTCAAGTTAAAGAAGAACAGTCGGATATTTCCAACTTCTTCGCTAAACACCTAGATGAAAAAGGTATCGTTAAAGACGCTTCCCAGTACCACAAGGCAATCTTTGCTGCCTCTAACGTAGATGCATTAGCTAAGCACTTTTATGAGCAAGGCGTTGCAGATGCAACAGGAGGGTTAGTGAAAGAAACCAAAAACATAGACATGTCTGTTAGAGATAATAAGACTGTAGATGTTAAGGGTACTAAGTTTAGAGTAGTTGACTCAGGTGAGGATTTCTCGTTTAAAATTAGAAAACGATAAAACTTAAAAACTTACAAAAATGAGTGTAACTATTTCTGGAGTACAAGGATCATTGATCCCTGCTCCATCAAAATCAACATTATCAAGTAACTACTTGGGATCTGACATCGAGTTCACATCACAGTACTTACCAGACGTTTACGAAAAAGAATTCGAAAAATACGGAAACAGATCTGTATCTTCTTTTTTAAGAATGGTCGGAGCTGAAATGCCTTTCGCTTCTGACGTAATCCAATGGGGAGAGCAAGGACGTTTACATTTAGCTGTAACTGGTGCAACCAGATCTGCTGATGTAATTACTTCTGCTGGACACCCATTCCGTGTTAACCAAACAGTTGTTATTACTGACGCTGACGGAACACAAGAAAAAGCTTTAATCACTGGTGTAACTACTGACACTTTCACAGTTGCTTCTTACGAGAATGCTAACTTGGCTGTTGCTTTAGCTACAAGTGGATTAAAAGTTTTTGCTTTCGGTGCTGAATTCAAAAAAGGAACTGCTGGAATGGCTGGATCTTTAGAGGCTCCAAAAGACATCTTAACTAACAACCCAATTATCATCAAAGATAAATACGAGGT